GGACAGTTCATCGCAGAATTGCGTGATCTGCCTGGTATGCTTAAACAGACAGCCAAAGGATTTTCCGATGGCTTTAACCAACTGTTTAAGAATAATCCTGTTAAGGATCTTCCGAGAATGCCGAAATCGGCTTCGGACCACTTTCTCAACCACCATTTTGGGTGGGTTCCCTTTATCTCTGATATTGGCAAACTCTATGAGACTGCCAGTAACATTGAGGCGATTATCGATCAAACTGTGAAAGATAATGGTCTCTGGATAAGGAGAAGACGTTCCGTGTTAGAGCAGACAACGTCAGCGCGCATCGCTCTCAACATTAATTCGCTTGGCTGCGAACCTAATGTTGTTCAGTTATGCAAACCGCTGACGGTGGAAAATTTGGCGTGTTCTGGGACGTACCATCAAACCTTTCGTGAGGTTAAAACCTCTGTTTGGGCTGAAGGTGCGTTCAAGTATTATCGCCCTATTTTCGACAGGGATGTTCCCGGGTTTGATTCATCCTTGAATGATGCCCGGCGTCGCCTCGCCATTTATGGCGCGGAGATCAACCCTGCGTTGCTCTACAAAATTACTCCTTGGACATGGCTCATCGACTGGTTTACTGGTTTTGGCCGTATCGTTGATAATGCCAATTCCATAGCCTTTGATGGAGTCGTGTGCAGGTATCTGTACATAATGCAGCGCCAGGTGCAAACGATTATTCAGTATTGCACCCTTAACTTATATAGTGGCGCCCAGACCCTTTCTTTTGAGCGTATTATCGACTCAAAACAGAGGGCTTGTGCAGATGGTCCATATGGATTTGTTTCTCCTGCTTCACTATCTACGAAGCAGATTGCCATACTAGGCGCTCTTGGTTTATCCAAGGCATTCTAGTATATCTGCCGTTGTGATCTTCCGGGAAGGTCGGATGGCTCCGATCGCCCTGCAACGGTTAACCGCCAATTACTTCTTTGGAGATCAACCACATGCTTTCCGACCCACAATCAATCACAGTTAACGCTGTGGCTCAGTCGATGCCAAAACTTTCGACATCCGGCACGAGTGCCGTTTATCAAAAGTCAGACTCGACTTATAAGCTGGAGGTTTCGCACCAAAAGGCTGCGAAGAATCGTATTCGTAGCTTGGCGCGTTTTACGCGTCGAGCTGTTGTGGCGGATCCTTTGACCGCCGTGAACGACTACGAAACCCTCTCTGTCCAAGTCGTCATCGATCGGCCCGAAGTGGGCTTTTCGTCGACGGAAGTGGACCAGCTCGTAACCGGCTTTAAGGCCTGGTTAGATTCCACAATGATCGGAAAACTCTACGCTCAGGAGTCTTAACTCCCTGCGCAGAAAGGATGACACATATGACCA